GTCCGTTTTCTGAAATGGAACCCGTTGAGGTTAGCAATGACAACAACAAGCCAAGTCTTTCTTCGGAGAGCCCGCTTCGTGCGGAGACGCCTGGAGCGTCGAAAAATCCAGCATCCACTGGTTCAGCCAAGACAAATGGCTCCGCGTCTGGTCACGCGAAGAAGAGTCCTGGTGCGAAGCGTCCGTCGAAGCAGGCGGGTGCGAAAATTCCTCCTAAGGGAGGTCCGAAGGAGCAGCCCAAGCGGTTTGAGCCTAAGAAGAAGTCGGGTATGGATCAGACCAATAACCCGCCCAAGATGGAGGATGAAAAGAAGCGTGTCTTCAGAATCCCCGTCAACTCGGATGATCGCGCTTTGGCGCGCATCCTTTCCTCCTTGGGAGTTCCTGTGGAGGCGGTTACTCTACACAAGTCGAAGAACCCGCATGCAATTGGTGCGGGGAGTCGAGCCGCTGTGATGTACCGCCAGACACAACTTCCCATCTTCACTGGTGCCAACCAGATTGTGATTCTAGATCCTCGTGATGCGGAGATCAAGTTTTTCATGGATTGGCGTAGTCGAAAGGAACAACCCGTGTGGAGTGTCCGCCGTGGTCTTTATGGCCATGATCTAGCGGCGTCCCGCCCCCTCCTCGATGAGGACCTCTTCGCCCCGAAGACTTGCTACATAGCAAATGACAACGCTTATTGGTACAACCCGGATGCCTTTTTCGCGTATCACCGCTTGCAAGAATCCCCTGATTTCAAAAAGGGGGGGGTGAATGTTCTGTTGTCGCTCATGGACTTCAGAGGAGAAGGGGAGAGTGTGTTTCTACATCGATACCGGTGCCCTGCGGTAAAGGAGCACGTGGAGTCGCGAAATCGACGCGGCCCTTTGCTTGCCGAAGACGGATCCGTTCAAACCTTCAAGGATGAGTTTGGAAAGGTGAAAGTCGCGCAGGGAGAGTGGGTGGAGGATGTCAAGATCCATGCTGAAGAAGCACTTGATGTTCTGGAGGGAGTTGGATACAAGCGTGATGGAATCGTTACATGGTACTCGGCGGTGGGCGTCGAAGGTACGGATTCACATTATACGCATCCTTGGGACGCTGATGCGTACTTTGAGCACACCCGTTACGTGTTCGTAACACCCGGCGGGACCCGAGTGCTTATGACCAGTCACGTTGAGGGACGGATTGGTTTCCGCACGCTGTTTGCTATCAACTTCAGCGTAGCGCCAGAAAGCTCGTCGACAAGCGAGGTTGAGCGCGTGCCCCGAGTGGGTTTCGTGCAAGATGGGATTATTCCCAGCTTGTTGAATGAGCTGCGGCCAAAGGCGATGTCGGTTCTGCGTACGCAGGATTCGGCGGTTCGCAATTTTTACCGAGATTGCGAAGGGGTCTACTCGAGATCCATGCCGGCCGCGCAACACACCCAGCTGGGCTTCTTGGGCCTGGTTCTGTATGAGGCCCGGATGCGTACTTACGCAACGGCGCTGGCAATGCAGCAAAGCTTTTACGAGCCGGGGTGTGTGGTCGCGTCTGTTTCTGACGTGGCCAAGTCCTTCCGACAGCGAGAACTGGAACATCGCATGCAGGTTGGACCCCAAATCTCGGAACCAATCGTTTCGTTGATGGGAGAGACTACACGCCTAGGCTTTCTGCTTGAGAGCATACGCGCGGTTAAGGTCTGGGGGGTGGCTCTGTGGGAGCGCGTACGGGAATGGTGCCTTCGGGTCAGCCATTGGGTGGGAGAAGGAGGTGTGCCAGTGATGCTGGACATCGCCAAACTCATCCGTCGAGCGTTGCGCGCAGTGCCGATGGTGGAGCGGGGAGTGAACAAGATACGCGAGAGCGTCTTGGGCTTCCTTTGGGTGAGAAAGTCTAGCGAATCAATCGTGGCTTTACTCGCCAAGCATCCGCTGTTGGACAACGCGATCCACATTGTGTCCCAGTTCATCCCCATTCTCCTAAAGGCAACGATCGAAGAGTGCCTGAAACGTCTTGCCTCACCGGTGTTTCTCGTCATAGCCGCCATCGAAATTGTGGCGGATGCAGTGGATATATTCTACGCCGAGTCATACGACAGGGAGGAAGTAGTGAACTTCGTCCGAGATTCCGCGATCCGCATGATCGCGCATGGCTTGCTCACGCTTATGCCACTCCCTGTAGCGATCTTGCTGCATACTGGTGTGAATTGTGTTCAGAGCTGGCGCGAGAAGCGCGTCTTTGTGAAGCTTCGAGAAACCGTTATGGAACAGGCTCTCGATGAATACATGGACGAGGCTTCGCTGGTGCCCCTGGCCTTCCGCGAGGAAGACTATTCCTGGGTGCCGGATAGTGTGATGGTCAAAGAGGGAGACGGGATGGTCCCCGTTAATCAAAGACCCGAGCTCCTGGATGTTGCACGACACCAAGAGTTCGCCACCAAGAAGCTCCTCGCACTCCGTTGTGCTGCATCTGAGTTGTTAGCTCGTCCTCAAGGCGGTCTCCTCAGTATGTGTCAGATGGTGAAGGTGCGACTGGAGTCCCCCATACCGAAACCTGATCGCGAGAACATTCGCATGGGGTACCAGGTGGCTGTGGAGTTCATTTTCCATCATTTCCGAGCAGTTGAGCCAATGTCCGTTGCCGACTTCCGTAGCTACATCCGTGGCCAGGAGTTTAGTGCAGCAAAGACGGCATGGTATATGACGCGTCTCGATGAGTTGGAGAAGGACAGTCAGCCTAAGGTCCCAATTCAGCCCATTGTCGCCAAGACGGACGAAGTTCTGCCTTTGCGCGATGATTTGGCTGAGATCGAAAAAGTCAAAGAGCGCCCGATTTATCCCATCGAGGCGGATCAGCTGGACCTGATGCGTTGGCTGTTGGTGTGGAAGCGGAATTTCTCCGATCCCTTCGAGATACGGCGTCAAGGCCATCTCTTTACGTTCACCTACATGTTGGATTCCCGTGCCGACCTCCTCGACGAATGGATCGCGAGGTGGAGTGCTGAAGACGGATTCCACATGTTGGCGCTGGGCGACGATAACATCATGATGTTCGTCTGTCACAGGCGCGGTTGGGTGGGCAAAAACGCTCGATTCGCAGCATACGATCTGGCCACTTGTGATAAGACTTGTGGATTGGATGTGCAGCTGTGCTTTGTGGATCTTATGCGGAAGGGCGGGCTGAGCGACAGAGAAGCGAAAGCGCATCTGGAACGCTGCAAGGGCCTGAGGGAGTTGAAGATACGCGGGGAGCCCAAGGACAAGAAGTTTTACTGGAATGCAACCGAGGTTAGTACCGTGACAGGGAACCCCTTGACGTCATTGCAAGCGGTGTTTTGCCAGCTTCTGTTTGTCTGTATGGGTTGGGATCAATGGGTGTCCGGTGATGCGGATGATCCAGAGAGGTTGGCGTTGCTCATTCATGATGCGGGGACTGCGAATGGTCACCTGTTGGAGTGGGAGTACGACATCGGCGATGCTTGCCGCTTCTCGAAAATTACCCGACGAACCTACCTGGGTGGATGGTTCGTTCCGGATGAAGACGGAATTAAGTGGTGCCCGATGGCATGGCTGAAGACGTTCTGTCTGTTCCCCGACACTGAGAAGATCTATGGGGGGGACAACCATATGGAGATGCATGCTGCGGCGATCTCAACTGATGCGGGGATGTTACGAACCCCCATTGGGTCGGCCTTCTGCCAAATGATGAGCCGATTGGCCAGCGCCGCTGGTTTGACCAAACTGGACTTTGAAGAGGCTAAGCTCAAATTGCACCTGAGCAAGAGCTGGTATCAACGCCTCAAGAAGACTCCTCTCACCCTGAAACCTGTCAAGGATCAAGCATTTTATGCGGCTTTGCAGGATCTGTGTTATAGCAGAGGGTTTGAGGATCCCATTCCGGAATGGTTTGACCTCGAGGCAGAGCTGTTTGCGATCAACAGCCTGCCGGCCACGTTGGGCACGAGTGGAATCCGTTGCCTTTACCAGCCTCGTTTTGGCGCGCCGAAAATTGCGCGGTCGGGACGGCTGGACGTGTTTGCCGCGTTGCAAAGTATCGTCCGGGACACGCGATTTGCCATCGTTAAATTAGGCTACTCTTATTGCATGCAACATGACAGGCAAGAAGAACAAACAGACCAAGCAGGGCAACCAGCCCATGCAAGTGGTGCAGAGCAAGCGAGCGAAGAAGCGAGCGAATGCGGCGCAACGCCAAGACAATCAGAACATGGCCTCTCAGGGAGCCATGGCGACTGTGGGCGTGGCGCAGGGGAAGGTCAAGAAGACGAGTCGCCCGAAGATGAACACTCTCAGAAACGGAGATTGTCACATCGTTCATCGGGAGTACATCCAGGACTTGACAGCACAGAATGCAAATCCGTCACTGTTCAATGTGGCGGCCAATTTGCCGTGCAACCCAGGTCAGGCGGGAACGTTCCCCTGGCTGAGCAAGATCGCCGCGAATTTCGAGTCCTACAAGTTCAACAAGCTGAAGTTTTGTTACGAGACGGAAGCGCCCTCCTCACTGGGGGGGACTCAAGTGTTGGCTGTGGACTACGACGCCTCGGATGCCGCCCCGCTGACCAAACAGCAAGCCCTGGCCTATCGTGGGTCAGTCCGCTCGCCCCCATGGCAGAATTGCTGCCACACCTCTCTCAAGGAAGATCTGTCCAAGGAGAAGACCTACTACGTCAGAACTGGTGCCGTGCCTGCGAACACGGATGTCAAACTGTACGATGTGGGGAATCTCTATGCGATCAACCAGGGGGTGACAACGGCGGCTGCGGTGACGGGCGAGCTGTACGTGGAGTACGACGTGATACTGATGACGCCGCTCTACGAACAGTCGGCTACGAGCGGGATCATGACTGCAGCTGCGGGAACGGTCGCAAGTCCACTGCTGAACGGCGTGGCGACTGGGTCGATAGGCATCACCCAGGCTCTCACTGTGATGACCATGTCCGGTTTGATCATTGGCCAGGAGTACCTTGCTCTGGTCATATGTGCAAACTCGGCCACTCTCACCCTTTGTACGTACGTAGGCTGTACCCAGAAAACCTATCTGCGAGCAGGGAACGGTTCGGTCGACAACGCTACGGCCACCACTTTCACGGCAACCGCCGCGACGGCTTCGTTCGTTGTGTCCGCGAACAATGCGCCGGGCGCGACGCAGCTGGTGGTGACAGCGTTGACTGGAGCGGGGATCTGAGTGATTGGTGAAGGAGAGCAAAGAGC